ACATCTACCAGCTGATCAATCACGTGGAGCTCGCTTCAGGACTGACCGACAGCCGCTCCGTAACCTTGCGCGTGGAGTATCGCTGATGACCGGTTTCGGAATTGCCGAACCGATCGTCTCCCTTGCGGAGGCGCAGGCGTTCGCGAGGATCGAAACGGAGGACGAGGAAGCGCTGCTTGCAGGATTAATCCGCACCGCCAGCGCCTTGTGCGAAGCCTTTCTAGGTCAGGTGGTGATTGCTCGCGAATTCGAAGTTTCCGTCCCGGCATCGTCCGATTGGCAGAGGCTTTCGGTTACGCCAGTCCGCTCGATCGACCTCATCGAGGCGGTGGGGAACAATGGATCGAGAACGGCGATGGTGGCCGACGGCTATGCAATCGACATCGATTCAAGAGGGGACGGGTGGGTTCGGCTTACACGGGTGCCGCTGCCAGAACTCACCGCAGTAACTGCGCTTATGGGCGAAGAGCGGATCATGCCGGAGTGTCTGCAGCTCGGTTACGTCAGCGTCAGCGGCACCGCCGGGGTTGCTTTGAGTGAAAACGATGTTCCGGAGCCAATACGTCAAGGCGTGCTTCGGCTCGTTGCATCGCTGTTTGCGGCGCGCGACGGCGACGGGGGCGATATTCCCGCAGCGGTGACGGCCCTTTGGCGACCATATCGCAGGGCCCGGCTAATATAATGGAATTTGCAGGAACGCTTCGCGAGCGGATCATCATCGAGCGCAAGGTGACCTCCCGTACGCCAGCCGGACTCCAGCTAGATGGGTGGGAGACGGTTGCGAGCTGCTTCGCCGCTGTCGTGCTGGAGGGTGTGGGCGCCGAAAGTGAGGGCATGGTGCTGAGCTCCATGCCCCGGCTGCGCGTAACAATCCGCAAGCGGGACGGGATGGCCATCGACCAGCGAATCCGTTGGGGAGAGCGGACCCTGATGGTTCGCCAGCTGCTCGACGATCCCATGGCCAAGGACCGGCTGACGATGCGGTGCGATGAGGTGCGCTCATGATGGAGAATCTGCTGGCCCGGGCTGAAGCGATTGCGCAAGCAGCGCAGGCGAGCCGGATCACCGCGATTGCAAACGCTGCCGAAGAGATTGGCGGGGTTGCGGTTCTGGCAACGGCGACGGGCGTCGTGCTTCGCGGGAGGCAATTGCTCGAGCGGTGGCTGGTGGATCCAGCGCTGCGGTTTCTTGGGAGCATCCCGCGATGAGTGCGGGCGCCGCGCTTCAGACCGCGGTCATCAGCGCGCTGGCAAGCGTGACGGAACTCACCGGCGTGTTCGATGGGCCGCCGGCGTGCGCAGTCTACCCGTATGTCGCCATCGACGCGTCCCTCGAAACCGATTGGAGTCACAAGAGCGGGGTAGGGCGGGAAGTGCTGCTCGCCGCGACGATTTGGGACGACCAGCCGGCGCGGCTGCAGGACCTCGTGGACCACGTGGAAACGGCTGTGCTTGCGATCGTGGCAACCAATGCGTGGCAACTGGTGAGCCTGGTTCTCACCAGGCGCAAAACCCTGCGCGATGTCGCCGGGCCCTGGGCAAGCGCATTGAACTTCCGGGCGCGAATGCTGGCAGGCTGATTCAACCAGCAATGTCCCAGGATGCCGGATCAAATCCGGCATGACGAAAAGCGAAAAGGAGAGACTCAATGGCAGCGGAGCGCGGCAGCGCATTTCTGTTGAAGATCGGAGACGCAGCGACACCGCCGAATTACTCCACCGTCGCCGGTCTCAAGACGACTCAGCTGACGGTGAATGGCGCGGCGGTTGAGATCACCAACAAAGGCAGCGGCGGCTGGCGAGAGCTGCTTACGGGCGCTGGTGTTCGATCGGTTTCGGTGGCGGCGAGCGGCATTTTCACCGGGAGCGCCGCCGAAATCCAGGTGCGGAGTCTCGCGCTTTCAGGATCGATCGCCAGCTATCAGCTCACGTTCGAAAGCGGCGAGCAGATGCTGGGCCAGTTTCTGGTGACGCGGCTGGAATATGCGGGCGATTTCAACGGCGAGCGCAATTACACGCTGACGCTCGAGAGCTCGGGCGAAGTGGTGTCTGCGTGAGCAGTGCCAACCCGCATCGCGGGGAAGCCAGCCTGCAGGTCGCCGGCGAAACCTTGGTGCTTCGGCCGAGCTTTGGGGCGCTAGTTGCGGCTGAGCAGGAACTCGGGCCGTTATTCGACCTGGTTGAGCGAGCAAGCGAAGGAAAGCTCAAGCTGCAGGAAATTGCGGCGCTGTTCGACCATCTCTCGAACGGGCGGTCACCGGGGATCACGCGCGAAAGAATCGGGCAGGCGGTCGTCGAGACAGGGCTGGCGCGGATCAGCCCGGTTCTTCGAGTAGTGCTGGGGCAAATACTTCAAGGCAAATGACGAACACTTTCAGCTGCAGGGCGGTCGCGCATTTCAGTGCCGCTGCACTTCTGCTTGGCTGGCGTCCGCGGGAATTCTGGGAAGCAACGCCGGCCGAGCTTTGGGCCGCGCTGAAGCCATTTTCCTCGATGGTCGAGGCTCCTCAAAGAACTGAGATCGAGCGCCTGCAAAGGCAATTTCCGGACAAAACAGATGGATGAGCAGATCGAACAGCTGGTAATCGGCGTTCGAGCCGACACGCAGGGCTTTGCACGTGACGTTGCGACAATGCGGGGGCAGCTGGAGGGGCCGCTGGCGGATGGGGCAGGGCGAGCGGGAAAGTCGATCGAGACCGCTCTCGCCAGAGCGATCGCGAGCGGCAAAACCGGCTTCGACGATCTCAAGAAAATCGCACTTTCCGCCATGGAGCAGATCGCGGCAGCATCGCTTAGGTCTTTGTTCCAGTCATCCGGCGGGAGTGGCGGTGGTGCGGCGGACGGCCTGCTCGGCAACCTCAGCGGGCTTCTCGGCGGGTTGCTGGGTTCACCTGGCCGCGCGACTGGCGGACCAGTCAGCAGCGGCCGTCCGTATATGGTTGGCGAGAGCGGGCCGGAGCTGTTCGTGCCTTCGAGCAGCGGGCGGATCGAGCGGATGGGATCAACCGCGCGCGGCGTGAACGTGTCCATAGCGGTGACGACGCCCACGCCTTCCGACCCGCAGGCGCTTCGCCAATCCTCGACCCAAGTCGCCCGGGCGGTGCGATCGGCAATTCGCCGGGGCGGCCAGTGAATCACTGGTTCACCGCGCCCGACGCGCCGATCGTCCGGACGTTCGTCAAACGCTTCGATCCGCTGCACTGGACAGTCGATTTTCCGCTGGGGACCGTCGCCAGCGCGGTAACGAGCCCGGACGGGCACGGCATTGCCGTCACGTGTGAGTTCCTTCGCACGGGCGATCTTGTCGGATTGATCTTCGAGAGCTCGGACAGCCATGCCCACCCGGCGCATGCGCGCGAAACGGCGCGCGACTATTCGCACACGGTGCTCTCGTTCCACTGGCAATCGACTGGAGTGATGCCGCTCGATCAGGTCAATGGACCGACCCTTACGATCGAGGGGCGAGACGAGAGCGGGAGTCCAAAGAGCTGGTATGTCCGGCTGTGGAATTACGCGCAAGGAACGGGCGAAGACGCGCAGATCACGCTCAATTTCGATGCGCTCCAAGCCGGCTATTCACTACCTGCCGATGCCGATCCGGTTTACGCCGGCGACATCGACCGGATGTTCATCAGCATCATTCCGCCGGATTACCAGCCGGGAGTGCAGACGGTCAGAGGGGCCCCGGCGAAGGCGAACGTAACGCTCAGCGGCATTATTTGCGACGGAGCGAACAGCGTGCTCGCAATCAACGATGCGGTAGTGCCGGAACACACGCTTCGGATCGCGACCGGTTACGATGATCTCTATGATCTGCCGCCCGAACGGGTCATCGATGCGATCGAGCGGCTCGGGCATCGTGGGATTATCAACCACTATATCGGGATGAGCCACTATTTCGCGCTCGGCGCAGATGGTCTGCTCGATTCCAGCCGGACGTTGAATGATGCAGCCTTGGCGTGGCACCAGGAATTTGCCCGAGCGGCAGCAGCGCGTGGTTTCGAGGTGATCTGGTCGATCTCTTACGAGATCCTCGATATGTTCTGCCCGGATGCGTGGAAGCAGCGGGCATTCGATGGACCGCAGGCACTCACTGCGTGGGATCCTCCGTCGACGCTCGTGTCGCCGGCGAACAATGATGCGATTGCGTTTTTAGGCAGTGTTGCAGCCCAGTTTGCACAGATTGCAGCTGGGGCTGGGCTCCAGCCGATGGTGCAGATCGGTGAACCGTGGTGGTGGGTAACTTCGGCCGGCGGGCTGTGCCTGTATGATGATGCCGCCAAGGCGGCGTTCGGCGGCAATCCGGTCGAGATTGCGGACGTGCGCGCGCCGATGACGGCAGAGCAGATCGGGCTACTCGATCAGGCGGGCAATGTTCTGGCACAATCGACCGCGGCGATTTCGCAGGCGGTCAAAGCGGCGGTGCCGATGACGCAACTGCTTCTGCTCGTGTACTTACCGACCGTGCTCGATCCCGCGGCGCCAGAGCTCCAGCGCGCCGATCTGCCAACCGGCTGGGTGAGCCCCGCATTCGATGTGCTCCAGGTCGAGGATTACGACTGGATCACGGGAGGCCAGACGAGTGTTCGCAGCACCGCTTATGCGGCAGTCAATGCTCGGCTCCGTTATCCGGCGGACCAGCAGCACTACTTCTCCGGCTATGTTCCCGACGCCACCAAGCGGGCGAGCTGGAGCGACATCATCAGTGCGGCGATGGACGCGCAGGGCCGCGGGATCGCGGAGGTTTTCCTCTGGGCGCTGCCACAGGTGCTGCGCGACGGACTCACTCTATTCGGAGAAACGAGCGTGACGGAATTCGATGACGTTAACTTTCCGATCGAAATCGGAGCGGAAGCGAGCGTTGCGCCAGGGTTCTCCACCAATGTGGTGACGAGTGCCAGCGGCTACGAATACAGGAATGTCAACTGGCAGCAGGCGCGGCTTCGTTTCGATGCCGGACCTGGAGTGCGAGGAGATGCCGAGGTCGAGACATTGCTTGGGTTTTTCCGGGCTCGACGAGGGGCAGCGATTGGGTTCCGTTTTCGTGACCCGTACGACTTCAGTTCTAATGGCATGACCAGCACTCCGGCTGCGACGGACCAAGTGATCGGGACGGGAGACGGTGCGGTGACGACTTTCCCGCTGATCAAGACCTATGGAACTGGCGAGCAGCGGCGGATCACGCGACCTGTCGCCGGATCGGTCTCGGTTGCCGTTGCCGGCGTCGAACAATCCACCGGTTGGAGCCTGGAGCCGCTTGGGCAGATTGTCTTTGCATCTCCTCCAGCGGCGGGCATGACAATCACCGCCGGCTATCTATTCGACGTGCCGGTCCGCTTTGCAGAGGACAAGCTGGAAGTGCATCGCGCGAGCTTTCTGGCCGGCGAAGCGCCAAGCGTCCCACTCATCGAGATCCGGGAGGATTGATGGCTTCGATTTGCGACGGGCCGCTGACTTCGCTCGCTTTCTGCTGGACGATCGAGCGCGGCGATGGCGCCGGGCTCGCTCTGACCAGTGGTGATCGCCAGTTCAGCGGGGGTGGTATTACGTATCACCCGGAACCGGGGATCACGCCGACGGCGATCACTCGAAGCCTCGGTCTTCAGCCGCATTCTGCCGAAGTGTCGGGAGCCCTGAATGCCCGGGCGTTAACTGACTCCGATCTCCTGCTCGGGCGGTGGGATGCTGCGCGCATTTCCATGAAGGCGGTGGATTGGATCGTTCCCGACGAGCAGCCGGTGCAGCTCTTCGGAGGCGAATTGGGAGAAGTTTCGCTGTCGGGGGAGAGCTTTACTGCCGAACTCAATGGAGCGGCTGCCAAGCTAAGCGCACCGGTGTGCCCGGCGACATCAGCGGAATGCCGAGCTGAATTCGGCGACAAGAAGTGCCGAGTCGATCTCGCCGGCCGGATGGTTCGAGCTCGCGTTTCCTCGGCTGAGGACAATGTGATCGTGACGGATCAGCTCCTGGACGAGCGCTACTTGTTCGGTCGACTGCGATATCTGAGCGGTGCCAATTGCGGATTGCAGACCGTCATCCTCGCCGTGAATGGAACCCAGCTAACCATTCGGGATCGGGCGAGAGCGGCGATTGAAGTAAATGCGATCATCGAAATTCGTGAAGGGTGCGACAAGCTTTTTGCGACCTGTGTCTCGCGATTCGCAAATGCGGCGAATTTTCGGGGTGAGCCGCACGTTCCTGGCAACGATCTTCTGACTCGCTACCCTTGATGACGAGCCGAGATATTGTTGAGCGGGCGCGTTTGCTGGTCGGGTGTGCATTCCGGTCTCAAGGGCGCGATCCCAAGCTTGGGCTCGATTGCGTTGGCTTGGTTATGAATGTGTTTCGAATTGAGCCCGGGCAGGTTCGACGGAACTATCGTTTGAAAGGCTCACACAAGAGTGAACTCGAAAGCCAATTATCGAGCTTCTTCCGGTCCGTGACCTCTCCCCAAGTCGGTGATGTGCTCCTGTGCCAGATTGCGCACATGCAGGTGCATCTCGCGATCCACTGCGGCGATAGCTTCGTTCATGCCGATGCGCGACTGCGGCGGGTCGTCGAAACGCCAGGGCAGCCGTGCTGGCCGACCGCAGCCTTTCGCCATCCGGCGTTGATTCAGGGCTGAAGCGGTGGCCACTCTGGTACTCCACACCGTCGGGACTGCTCTGGGCGGACCGATCGGCGGCGCGATCGGCAGCCTGCTCGGGCAAAGTGTCGACCAGCAGCTATTCGGTTCGCGAAAAGCTCCGCATTTGGGCGATCTGAAGGTCCAAGGGTCGAGCTACGGAAGCCCGATCCCGCGAATTTATGGTACCATGCGAGTTGCCGGCAGTGTCGTCTGGGCGACAGACCTCAAAGAGAACGGCACAAGCGGCGGGGTCAAAGGCCAGCCCGGCAGCCCCAGCTATTCGGTAAGCCTGGCAATCGCACTCTCTTCGGGGCCGATAAATGAGGTGAAACGCATCTGGGCCGACGGTAAGCTGGTCCGTGGAGCCGCCGGCGATTTCAAGGTCCGCTGTACCTTTCGCTTCTATACCGGGGACGAACAGCAGCCGATCGATCCGCTGATTGCGTCGGTAGAGACGATCGGTTCAACGCCAGCCTATCGGGGTGTAGCGCTCGCAGTATTCGAAGAACTGCAGCTGGGTGACTTCGGCAACCGGATTCCTTTCTTTACCTTCGAGGTGGAAGCGGATCCGGAGCCGCCCACTATCGGGACAATCCTGCACGATGCGAGCGGTGGCGAGATTTCGACTACCGACGATCGGACGATTGTTGGTTATGCTGCTTACGGGGACTCAGTTCAGGCTGCAGTGGGGCTGATTGTCGACCAGTTCGGAATTCAACTGTTCGACGATGGGCAGCTTCTTCGTTCGCCAACTTCGAGTTCGTTCGATTGCCTTGAGACGGAGTTCGGCTGTTCAGCTGACTCGAAGTCGCAGCCGAGAGCGGAACGGTCGCAAGTCGCCGCACGAACCCTGCCGACTACCTTCACCCTCGAGTACTTCGACCCGGCGAGGGACTTTCAAATCGCGCAAACGCGCGCGTCGATACCGACAAAAACCGCCAA